CTAAATCAGCGGGTTCTTTTTCCTCCAAATATAGTTATCCTTATTTTTTATTCTGAAAAATAACCATGGCATAACCCAGGCAAGTAAGAATAAAGGTATCGCTAAAATGACAGATAGATTAACAAAGTTATAGTTTTGGTAGAGTAACAGGATTAAAAGAGCTGAAATAAAAATCAAGATGATCCGCAAATATAAAATTAACTTCCTCGTAGGTCTGTCAATATAGGCCATGATTATTTCAGCACCACAATAAGGACATAGGGTACTGTTTTCCTTTAATTTACTATCACAGAATCCGCATGTAGCATGCTCATCAACATGATTACTTTTCACGTAAACCTCTCGGACTGACTTTTGCTGTGTATGAATTCTTGCTTAATGTTATTTATTTGATTTTATTATCTTAATTACTACTCTTTATCTCGAGTGTACTTTACATAATTTCTTTTGAAATTAGCAAGGGGATTTTTCTTGCAAACCGTAAGTGAATATGTGGGGGTTCTGTTAGTTTTTAGTAATGACTCCTTTTACCAAGATTGTTCTTATTTTGAATTTCTATATACAACCCTTATCTGAACAGGGGATGGGTTTTATAATATAAATTATGGCTAAGACATTTCCTAGTAAGCATGCCATATGAATTTTTATTGAATACCTTGCTGACTGCTTCTTGATGCGGCTGAAATAAAAATCGGCAGGGGTAGCGAAAAGAACAGGCCAGGAATTGGAAAAAGCTCATACGCTAATGTTTCTGACTCCCCATGTGCTGAGAGAACAAGACATTGTTCTTATTTACACATTATTTGGTCGCTTGTCTGGCATCCGGTGTCATTTAAACTCATTTTTGTTTCGTAATACTTACTCAGGGCTTTGTTTATGATTAGATTTTCTGGACAGATACAAGTGATACTAATCTCCTCTCCCTGCGTTGAACACCGACAGGCGTCGATTCTCCGTGACTGAGCTTTTAGTCAACCCGCAGTTATTGGCAGAACGCCGGGGCGCGCCGGAGACGCTTTTTGCGGTCAAAACCTCCGGATCAGGGGCAGAAGCAACGATGCGCTATTCTGGTGCGTGCTTATATCTCCGTCGACAATTGAGAACATCAGACTGACAGGTTCAGATACTGTTGAACGGCGCTGAGTAATAAAAAGGCACTAAAAAAGGCACATTTTTGTGCCTTAGAAAACGATGTTAAATATATGAATTAAAAGGATTTATTCATTTAAGTGTCCACGCATTGACCACATCGACAACTAAGCCCCGTTTATTCGGGGCTTTTTCTTTAGTGCATCTGTAGGGATTGCTGGCTGTGTTTGTCTGGATGCAATTGAACGGCATGAACTGTTCCTGGCTCAACAATGATGTCAGCGATCGACTCATGAGTTTTGAATGTGCAACTGCAATTGATGTTCTGACATTGATGATAGCGTTCTTTGGTGTTGATGCTCAGATAACGGCTGGAACGGGCGTGTGCTGCGTGCTGGCATTTGGGGCAATGCATCATAATAATCACCATGTAATCATTTTTAATCAGATTAAATCATTGTATGTTATTGCTCAAAACATACATCCGGGATTACAGTGTTTTACATAACAGGTGACAAAATCCCCAAGGCAGACGAGATGACAAATCAGGACGATATACAAAGCGCGATCCGTGACGCTAACGAAAGGGAACGCTATATCTGGCGTCGTGCCCGTTGGTTTATGAAGGCCGTGTGTGTTGGCCTCCTTATATACGCACTCTTCCCAGTGGTGTTTTGGATATACTACTGTTTTTAGCAATGTTTTATACGCTCTCCTTGAAGTTTAGCATCAATCATTCACAGCCTATCGTCCCCGCTCGCCTCATAACTCACATCCGACAGCAAGACCTCCAGATTCAACGTCGTCACAAATCCACTGCCACCCAGGCTGTGTGTCACCTTGCTGATTATCCAGGGCTGCGCGTCGATCACGGATTTAAAGCCGGACACCGCCACCGGCGTCTCAGGGAATAAGTCAGCCCGCCCGCGAGCCAGGGAGATCGAGAACTCCGCGACACCGCGCTGGAGTTTGTCCCACTTCGCCTGGGCTGCCCGCATGGCGGCCTTTTGCGTGGCATAGATGGTGGTGAGGGCAAACACGTTTTCATCGCTGCCCGCCAGGTAATCCCCTTCCTTCGCTTCTGGCGTTTTCTGCACCTTCCCGCTGGTCTTCTTGGCCTTCGGGTGTTGCAGGGCGCGCAGATACTGCACTTTCGGTTTCCGCTGAACCTTCACTTTTTTAGGCTTCGGGTCTTTGGTGTGCAGCCAGCTTGCAGACACGCCGGTGTAGGCTCCACGGTCAGCAATATTAAATGTATGCCCGTCGCCGTCGCTGCGCACAATCGTCATCTGGGGGATTGGCTTCCCGCTGGCCGTCTTTGCCGCGCCTGGCTTGATAAACAGCAGGCTGCCCGCCTTGATGGCAACAACTGCGCCGTTCAGCTCCGCCAGACGGGTAATAAACTTCGCGTCGGTTTCCTGCGTCTGGTCGATGTGCGACACCGGTACGCCCCTGAAAGGTTCAGCAACGGCGGGCTTGAGGTTATTACGTGCCGCCACGGCAGACACCACCGCTTCCAGCGTCGTGTCGTGATAGGAGTTATCGCGGCGGGAATTCAGGCTGCCGCGATAGTCCGCGCTGCGGGCACGGATAGTCAGCGTGTCCGGCGTGCCGCGATGCTCCACCTCATCCACGGTAAAATCGCCTTTGTTCGTCAGCGCCAGGCCTTTCCAGCCGAGCGCGATATTTATCACCGCGCCGCGTGGCGGCATCTCCAGCAGGCCGTCGGTATCGCTCAGTTCGATATCGAGCTGGTCAGCCTCAAAGCCGCGGTTATCCGTGAGCGTCAGCGAAATCAGCCGGTTACTCACATCCTGAGTGATGTCCTTACCGCCGACGGTCACCGTAAAGTCCGGCGCAAACTGCGCACCGGCATCGATGGTCATATCCGAAATCACAACAAGCCTCCCAGTTGGCCCGTTAAACCTCCGGCCTGGTTGAGCAGCCCGTCGGCCTGGGCTTTCATATCGCCGAACATGGCCGCCAGGGATTCATCCACGCGGGTGAGCGTCAGCGTGAATTCAATCCGGCGGGCGGCACCGTTGGAAAAATGTTCCGTGTGGGTTTCGCTGACGCTGTTGACCACGAACATCCCGTAAATGGTGCCGCTGCCCTCCAGCAACGGCCACGCCTTGCCCTCGTCAGCCATCAGATTGAGTGCCATCAGTGACAACTTTCCGCCGGTGATTTCCGGCATCAGCACGCCGGACAGGGTAATTTTCTCCTCATTCACACCGAGGAACTGCGGCAGCGGACGCAGGCCGACGCGGTTATTCGCAGGCCAGCGGTAATCAACGTCGCGTTGCAAACTTTGATAGGGGACGGTCTGCAACTGAAACACAAACAGCCCGAGCGTTAACATCATGCGACTCTCTCCTTAATCGTTATCCATGCGGGAACGTTGCTGGGCGGCGCGGGCGCGGTCACGGGCTTCCAGCTCGGCGCGGATCTGGCGGCTGGTATCCTGGACGCCTAAACCGGCACTGGCGGCAATGGTGTAATGGTGCGTGCTGCGGTCGATGTAACTGCGCCCGCCGCCGACGGACACCGGCGTGTAACCGCCTCCCAGCAGGCCGCCCGACGGCGGGACAATGGGGGCGGGGTTGTCCAGCGGATGCGCTTGCGGATCCCCGGCGCCGGATTGCTTCGAACGCCGGTCAGCCTTATCCGCCGTTTTATCAATGTCTGCCGATTCATCCTTGATGATGCCGAGCTTCTCCAGCAGCCAGACCACGCTGCTACGCAGCTTATTAGCCACCTGCAGCGGTGCGGTCAGTGCGTTAGCAACCAAATGACCAAACGACACCCCCGCATCTTTACAACTGTTCAGCGTTTCCTGCGTGGATTTCACCGGTTGGATCAGGTCTTTGAACCACTGCCACAAGACTTTGAGCTTGTCCCCAAGCCAGTCAAACACCGGCTTAAGCGGCGCAAACATCTCTTTTACCGGCGCGAACGCAATCCCCAGTCCTTCGATCACGCCCGCAAAGAAGGCGCTGATCGGCTCCCAGTATTTACGGATAAGCAGCGCACCGGCGACAATGGCGACACCGACGGCAACAATCGGCCATGTCAGTCCCCCGATCACCGTCGCAATCGCGCCGCCCACCGTGCCGAGAAGGGTCCAGAGCATCCCCGCAGCGGCGACAATCAGATTAATCCCGCTGATAACGGGACCGGCCACCAGACCAAACACGCCCAGCGCACCGATAATCAGCAGCGCACCGCCTGCCACCTTGCCGAGCGTGGCCGCCAGGGCTTTATTGTTCACCACCCATTTATCCAGTTTCAGCACGTAGCCGGTGGCGGTCTGCACCAGTTTGCGCAGTGACGAATCCTGTTGATCAAACAGGTCAGTGCCGACCGCCTCATAGGCGGACTGAAATTCCTTAAAGTCGCCCCCGAGGTTGTCCTGCATGATCGCCACCAGCGCCTCGGTTTTCCCGTCCGAGGTTTTGAACGCCTGGGTAAGCTTGTCGAGCTTGCCCGACGTTGCGCCATCCATCAGCACCATCGCCGACGAGCTGGCCTCTTCACCAAAGATGGCCTTCATGTACTGCGCACGCTGCGCATCGCCGAGCTTGTTTTTCGCAAAGCTCTTTTGCATTTCTTTCAGGATGACAAACAGCGGGCGCATGTTGCCTTTGCTGTCCGCCGTTTTCACCTTCAGCTCACCGAGCGCGGCGGCAGCGGTGCCCGTCGGTGCCTGTAAGCGGGTAATGACCGCCCGCGCACCGGTGCCCGCCATCGAGCCGGTGATTTTGGCATCCGCCAGGGCAGCGGCCATCGCCGCCGTTTCTTCGACGCTGATACCGGCCTGCTTTGCCACCGGTGCGGCATAGGTCATGGTGTCAGACAGCCCCTCAAAGGTGGCGGCAGACTTGTTCATGGCCGATGACAGCACGTCACCGATGTGTGACACGGTGTCATTGGTCATGCCAAACGCGGACTTCACGCCCATCAGCAGCGTGGCGTTTTCCTCCATGGTGCGCTTGTTCGCCAGGGACAGATTCAGGATGGTTGGCGTCGCCGCCAGAATGCCGTCCTTGTCCGCGCCGGACTTCGCCACGATGATTTGCGCGGCGGCGGCATCATCTGCAGAGGCGGCGGTGTTGTCGCCGAGCTGCCGCGCCTGGGTGCGCAGCGCGGTCATATCGGCGGAGTCTTTTTCTAGGCCGAGCGTCGCCTGCAGTTCAGAGTTTTTCTGCGCAAAGTTAAATCCGGGCATCAGCAGCCCGACACCCGCCGCCGTGCCCGCCGTCGCAATCCCAACACTCGCCGCACCCGCACCGGTGACGCTGCCAGCCAGTTGTTTACCGGCCTGATACCGGCCTTTCACCGCGTTGAGTTTGGCCTGCTGTGCGCTCACCCGTGCCAGAGATTCGCGCTGCCGGTTGAGCTGCGCGGTGGTTTCACTGATGGAGGTTTTCAGGCGACGCTCAGAGTCAGACAGCGTGCGCGTGCTGATGCCCGCCTGGGTAAGTTCCGTGCGCTGACGCTGCACCGACTGGCGCAGCCCGTTGAACTGGGTCTGCAACTGCGCGGCGGTACGCTTGGCCGATTCCATGGCCTGCGCCTGGGCGCGGGTCGGGCTGGCGGTGTTTTTAAACTGAATCGCCAGCGCCGCCGCTTCCGCTTTGGCGTCTTTCAGTTTCTGACCGGTGACGGCGAGCTGCGCGCTGGATTTACGGAAGCCGTCAATCTTTCCGGCCTGGGCGTTCAGGTCTTTGAGGCTGTTTTGTGAGTTGCGAATATCCCCAGACAGCGCCCTGCTGGCATTCTGCACAGCCTTAAACGGGCGGGTCGCCTGGTCAACCGCCTTTAACAACACCTCTACTTTTAAGTTACTCACTGTCGGTGGCTCCGCTGCGCTGCATGGCCTTATGACGCCACACCAGCAGCTCGGTCAGCGTCATCGGGTTCAGTTCTGACGGCGGCCAGTGAAAAATCACTGCCACGTCCGCCATCAGGTCATCAACGGTCAGTGCCGCAGGAAGTTTTACTGTTCCGACTTCGGCGATAAAAAACCGATCACCTTACCGGCCAGCGCAATCAGGTCGGGCAGGTTCAGGCTTTTGCAGTCCTGGGCGGTGAGGTTCGGCACGGTAATGCGCGGCAGAATGACGGTCAGCGCGTCAACGTCGGCATTCGCCAGCGCCGCCAGGCCAATCCCGCGCAGGTGTCCGGCGTTCGGCTTGATGATTTCAACCTGGTCGATCAGGGTGTCGCCGCGTTTGATCGGTTCTTCCAGGATTACGATGTTTTCATTGTGTTCTGACATAGCGGTGTCTCTTCTTCAAAAGGGGAGGTTTCGCGCCGGTGTCCGGCGCGGGTTAAGGGTTACGGGTTACAGGCCGATGTTTTTGCGGTGCTGTGCCACGCGGTCAACGCCGCCGACGATTTCCACCATGTTCACGGTATCGACTTCAATCATGTCTTTGCCGTCAATCACCAGCTTGAAATAGGTGCATTGGGTAGTGATTTTGGTTTCGGTGTCTTCACCCTGCTTGTACTCGCCAAAATCCATTTCCTTGTGACGTCCGCGCATCGTGACTTCCACGGCGGAGGTGTTGCCGGTGTCGTCCTGCTGGAAGGAGCCGGCAAAGCGCAGCGGCACGGCATCCACCGCGCCCCACTGCTGCAACACCAGTTCATCCAGTCCGCCCACCGTCCACTCAAAGGTCAGCGCGTCGTCGTCCAGGCCGAAATCAATCGGCGCAGCGCCGTTCATGCCGCCGCCGCGATAGTTCTCAAGCTTGCGGGTCAGCTTCGGCAGCGTCAGCGCGCTGACCGTGCCGAGGTAGCTATTCCCGTCGTTAAACAGGTTCAGGTATTTCAGTTTCTTAGGCAGTGCCATGGTTTAGCGCCTCTTAGCTGTTGATGGCCGTGGCGAACGTCGCCAGGTACTGGTCGGTGATGCGCTGACGCAGGGTTAAATCTTCCAGCGGCGGCACCGGCGTGTAGTCGTAATCAATGAACAGCTTGCCCGCTTTCAGGGTTTCGACGGTGTTCGCTTCCGCGTCATACCAGCAGGTGCCGTCAATGATCAGACCGGCGGTTTTCATCTCACGCAGCTTGGCGTTAATGCCCGCAATCATGTCCTTGATAAGCGTCGGAGTCATTGGCCGGTCCATCGCCCACAGGTGCGCTTCCGCCATCGTGTCCGCCAGCACCTGCGCGGTGCGGGTGTAGTTCTCAAACAGGAACAGCGGATCGTCAGAGCAGGTGCGCTGCCCCCAGAACTTAAAGCCGTCTTTGCGGATAAGGGTAGTGACGCACGCCTGGTTCAGCAGGTCGGCATCGGTGCCGGGGGTCTGCAAATCCCAGTACACGCTGGCAGACAGGCCGGTGACGCCATTGATCCCGACGTTAGAAAGCGTTTTATGCCAGCCGGTTTCTGCGTCGATTTTGGCACGCAGTCCGAGCGCGTAAGCGGTGGCAGGCGCGATGTCGCTGGCGTTGGTGGTGGTGTTCCAGGCCACGAAATCCGGCCAGATCACCATCAGCTCACGCTGGCTGAAATTGTCGCGGTACTTGATGGCGTCAGAGACGGTTTTACAGCCGTATGCGCTGACATAGCCAAAGGCGCGGAGCTGCTGACAGACGGCGGCAAGCGCGGCGGCGACTTCCTGGTTATCCAGACCCGGCACGCCGAGAATGCGCGGCTTTACGCCGAGTTCGGTCTGCGCGGACAGCAGGGCTTTCATGCCGGTATACATGCCGGTGTCATCCGAACCGCCGATGATGTTGGAGGTGGTTTCCGCCTCGGTTTCGCCCATTGCGACGCGCACCACGACAACAACCGGTTTAGCCTGGTTGGCGATTGCCATCAGGGAGGCGCGCAGCGTGCCGGTTTTACCGGCCTTACCGGCGGCGGTCAGTACGTTGGTAATGAGTACCGGCGTATCCAGCGGGAAGGTCGCCGCGTCGGCATCGTCGCCGGTGCAGACCATCCCGATGATGGCGGTGGAAACGGTGGAGATAACGCGGGTGCCGTCATTGATTTCAACAACGCGCACACCGTGATGATAATCAGCCATGGTGTTTTTTCCTGTGATTAATAAGCCAATCAATCATCGCGTGTTGTATCGACGCAGGCACGGCGGGCGCGGTGTGTGGGGAACGGCACAACGGGGAAGGGAAAAAACAAAGCCCCTCTTCGGGGCTTCGGTTAGGCGGGGATTTCAGGCCAGGTAATATCCGGCGCGGCAGACAAATCCAGCCGGTTAAGGGCAACGCGGTATTTTTTCCAGGCGGTCAGTCTTGCCCGTTCCGCCTCCGTGGCATCGTCAATATCGACGGCATCCTGCAAAGGCGCAATAGTCGCGTTTGCCTTTGCCATCAGCACGGACAAGGCCGTGACGGCTTCGGCCTTGCGTTCTTCAACCGTCGGCGGCGGAACATCTCCCCAGGCGGGCAGACCGTCAGTGCCCGCAACCCGCATTTTCCCCTCCGGCGGCGGAAGGGTTTGATATTCACGATAAACAACATCGCTGACCGCAATGCCATCATCCGGCCAGCTTCCGGCATCGTCGTACACGTCCCGCAGTTCACGCGGATAAAAACCGTTGGTGAGCGGGCTGTAAACATAAAGACTTGAGGTGACTGCGCTGTAATAGTTGCTCATCATTTTCCCTTACCAGCCGGTGGCTTCCCAGTAGCTGCCGCCGCTGTCCTGGCCGCAGGTGAAACCGATGTTATTGATAATTTGTGCCGTACCAAAGTTGTCATTGAACGTCCCGCCGCCGCCATTGATGGCGGTCACCTGAACGTTGACGCAGGTGCTCGGGAAGGGAATGGGGAAATTCACCGTTGACCAGCCTCGACTCCCTTTGTTGAGGACGCCCCACTGCTTAATCATTCCCGTGTCACCGCATCGCCACCAGCCGCCGCCGAGATTGGCGGTATTGGAATTGACCGGCTGCCGGTTATTGGGGCTGAAAACGCGCTGCCCCATCTCATAAATCCCGCCACCTTCGGCGGAAATACTCCCCTGTGTCGCCAGGTCACCGGTGCCGGTAAATCTGACAAAGCCCGTTTGTACGGAATTCGCCTGATTTACGGTGCGGAAAAGAAAGCCCCCTACGCCGCCACCCCGGTTGTTCACAAAGTCGGATTCGCCCTGGCCGCCGCTTTCGTTCCAGCCTAAATAGGTCCCTTGCCCGTCGCCAGGGTGCGGGATGGTTATCGCCCGGAGATAATTCGCCGTGACGCGACCGTTCACATCACCGCCCGCGCGGGGAAATGCGCCCACATTATCGGCATTCAGCCCGATATCCTGGGTGCCATCGAACGCCACACCGGCAATCTTGCGGGAGGTTGCGAGCTTGGTCGCGGCAACGGCGGTGCCAGCGGCAGGAAGTGCTCCCACGTTTGCCGCGCTAAGGTTGATATCTTGGGTGCCATCAAATGCCACACCGGCAATTTTGCGGGCGGTGGCGAGTTTAATCGCCGCGACGGCCGTCCCGCCTGCCGGTAATGCGCCGACGTCTGCCGGTGTCGGCTTGTTGGCCTGGCAGTAAATTTCATTCCAGTTAGTCCACGGACCATCGACGCCGTTCCACGCCCCCGACGCGCCACGGGTAAACTGTCGTCCGTTATTGTTAAAGGCAATCTGCTGCGTCGCATTCGGTCCCCAGGTCACGAAAATCACGCCGACAAACCCGTTCATCGGATAGCCTTTGTCCGTGGTCGCGGCGGCGGCACCGGGCACGCCGTAATGCCCGAACATGGCCGTGCCATGCAGCGCGTTTGGCGAGTCCGTCGCGGTTAAATTGGCGCGGATTTTAAAGGCCGTCGCCACCTCATCCGCCAGCGCCTTTTCACTGGCGGCACTTTGCGCGGCCGTCCACGCGCCTACGTCGGCGGCGGTGGGTTTGTTATTCGCGCTGTACGTCGGCACCCACTCTTTCCAGGGACCATCCACGCCGTTCCAGTCAGCGGACAACCCGCGATTCCAGATATTGCCGGTGAACGTGACGTACATCTGCTGACAGCCGTAGGCGCTTGGCGTGACGTACAGCGTGCCTGCAATGCCTTGCGGATAGTGCAACGCCGCCGTGGCGTTGGCATTTTTAGGCTGCGCGTACAGGGCGGCACTTCCGGCTCCGCTGGCAAAGCCCAGGGTATTAATATCCGTGGTTGTCAGGATGGCCGACGGCACCGTGACGGAATTCACCGCGCTGGCCTGCACCCAGTCACGCCAGGGTCCGTCCGTGCCATTCCAGGAAGCATTGAGCGCACGCGTCCACACCATGCCGGTATTTTGCACGGTGTAACGCTGCAGTACGCCGCCCGTCCAGGACGCGGGGATCACCTCCAGCACGCCCGCCGCCTGGGAGCCTGCAGGATAGCCATTGGCGACGGTGGCATTCGCGCCGGTGCTCTGCACGTAAACCCCGATTTTTGCCAGATTAAACGTATTGATATTGGCGGTGCCGAGAACGGCGGACGCGACAGGCAGCGCCCCCACATCTGCCGCCGTCAGGGTAATGTCAGCGCTCAGCGCTTTATTGTTCACCTTGCGGGTGGACGGTACGCGGGTGTTGGCATTGTCGTTGGCGGCCTTCACCGCTTTCGGCGTGGCGGCCAGCGCCTCGCTGGTACTGCTGACCGAGCTGCTCAACTGGACAAAACCTTTTGCCGTCAGCGTGCCGTCGGGGTGGTTGCGAGATTTTTCATGTGCGGCCAGCAGGTCATTCACATACTGCTCGGTGGCCATAATCACCGAGTCGTCGATCAGCAGGCTGATGGCCTCGGTGTTGCTGACCGCAATCACCATACGTAACGTCTGCGTGCGGCCTGACCCTTCCGCCAGGGTCGGTTTGTAGGTGTCCGCCATATTACAGACGGCAATCAGCGTGCCGTCGTCGGCAAACAGACCCATTTCACGCATCCAGAAACCGCCAACGCTCGCAGAAATCACCGCCTCGGCAATGACCCAGTTGCCATGAGTCGGGTCGAGCTTTAAGGAGTTGAGCGGCGTGCGGTACACCTCTTTGACCAGCTTAGTCTGTGAAGCAACCGGCGTGGTCGCCTTGCCGTTGCCGTCACCGACGGCAAGCTGCGTGATGTTGATGTCAGTCCCCGCCGCAATGGCGGCCGCAATGCGCGACTGTCCTAGCGTGGTGACAACGGATTTAAATGTGCTCATAACGTCCTCTTATGCGGGGTAAACGGTCAGCAGTTCGCCCAGGCAGTGCGCCGCGCCGGTGTAAACGTCGCCTTTGATATCCTGGGTGATGGTCAGGCCAATCAGATGGCGGCTGGCCGGTTTGGCGTCGGCAATCAGCCGCTCCATCTCCAAATACATGTCTTCGGTGATGCCGGTTTCCAGCACGCCGATGTCCAGGCGAAACGTCCCCGGTTCGTCATTCGTTTCCCACCACTCGGTCACATTGATCAGGTAGCCGAGCGGCTCCACTACGCGCCGGATGGCACCAATGGTTCCCTTATGGCAGTGAATGAACCAGGCCGACTGAATGACGCGCCGCTTAGTGGCAATCGGCCAGTGTTCATCCCAGCGGTCAACCGACAACGCCCAGGCCAGATAGGGCAAGAACTTCACCGGACAGGCCAGCGGATCCCAGAGCTGCCGCAGCGGTACCGGCACGTTTTCAAGCGCGGCGCAGGCGTCGGCGGCGGCTACCTCCAGCGCTGATGAACCGACGGGCAGCAGGCGATCACTCATCGTAGCCGCCCACTTTCAGGGTGTACGCGGTGCAGAATGACGCCTGCGTTTTATCCAGCCCGATGTCAGCGGCGGGACTTTTCAGCTCCACCCGCTGCACGCCTTCAACGTGCAGCGCGGCATAAATGGCCGACAGCCGGATGTCGCGGCCTAAGCGGTGCTGCGCGGTGGTGTAGGCGATAAGTTTCGCTTCAGCGGCTTCGCGGATGGGTTCGGCTTCGGGACCCGGAAACAGATACAGCACGGCATCAATGGTGTAATTCACGACGGTTGCTGACTGGACGGTCACGCGGTCAGCGACGGGGCGCACGTTTTCATCGTTGAGCGCGGCCTGAACTTTCGCCAGCAGGTCGGCGGGCGCGGTGCCGTTGCCGGTCTGTGCCAGCACGGAAATCGTCACGCAGGCAGGCGACGGACTGATCACCGAAATATCCGCCACCCGCCCGTCAGCCGAGCGCCCGTGATACTCATAAGAGCCAACCGGACCGGCTACACTCAGCCCTTCAAACGCCTGCTGCGCACGGATACGCAAATCCGCATCGCTTTCCATCACCGCCGCCACGGCAGGCACGCTGACCGTATCCGCAGGCGTGATGGTCAGGCGCTCCACGCTGAACGTGGCGGCGATATTGTCCAGATCTGTGCCGGTGGCATAGGCCAGCATTACCGCCTGCGCCGCCTCGTTAACCCGCTGACGCAGGATCACTTCGCGGTAAGCGTTCTCCTCCAGCAGTTTGACAATCGGCTCGGACTCCAGGGTCAGCGTGCGGGCGATGGCGGCCTGCTGGTCTTCGGGATACAAGGAGACCAGCGTGGCTTTACGTTCTGCCAGGAGGATTTCGTAATCCAGCACCTCCACCACGTCGGGGGCGGGTAACTGGCTCAGGTCGATAGTTGCCATAATTCAGCTCACGGGTAGGGTTAAGGAAATGGCGGCAGAGGTGTCTTTGCGGGTGCCGGTGAGTTCAACCACGGCTTTCCCGTCGAACGTCGTTTCAAAGGTGATGCCGGTCAGGCTGACGCGTGGCTCCCACTTGAGGATTGCGCTGTAACAGGCCGCCATAATTTGCAGGCGCAGCGCCGCATTCTGCGGGCGGTCAGTCAGCATCGATAGCAGTGAACCATAGTCGCGGCGCATGACGCGGGAACCGACGGGCGTGCGCAAAATGTCGCTGACCGACTGCTGAATGTGTGCCAGGTCTTCGACGCTGCGCCCCGTGTCGCGAGCCAGGCCGATGTATTTAGCATTGGTCATGAAGGCACCTGCGTCTGACCGCCGCCCGTCTGGACGCCGCCGTGTTTATGGGTATGCACAACAACCCCGTTTGATGTCAGGCTGCCGCCGGAATGGGTGAGATTTCCGGTCATCGTGCCGCCTTGTTTCACCTCCAGACTGCCCGTGGTGAGCTTGTGGGTGCAGACCACCTCCGGCGCGTCGAGGGTGATGCGGGTTTTCGCCGTGCAGGTGATCAGCGGGGCAGTGACTGCCACCTTATCCGACGCGTTTACCGTGGCGGACTTGATACCGGTTGCCAGCAGTGCGCCGGTTTTGGGTTCATACTCGATCACCGCGCCGTCAGGGAAAGTGACGTGTACGGCTTCAGCTGACGCCGACGGTGCAGGGAATTCATCAGAGAAAACGCCCGGCATCACAAAGGCGGTATCCAGCTCACCGCCCAGGCAAAACAATAAAACCTGCTCACCGGTAGACGGTGCCCACCAGGAACGCGAGCGCCCTGCGCGGGAGGTCAGCCAGTGCAGCCAGTCGGTGACGTTGCCGCCGGTGTTCACGCGACAGGTGCCCGCAACTAAATCCACCTCGGCAACGGTGCCAATGCGGATCAGATTGCGCAGCAGGCGCGGAATGTCGTTGTTGGGGATGGATTTATTCATGGATAAAAGAATGCCGCCCTGTCAGGCGGCATACAATTTGAGGCGGGTTGGCTATCGTTGGTACAACACCCTTGAAGGGAAGATTTACTTGAGTATTTTATCGTTAAGGTAGGCAACAAATTGCTGACCTTTATTGGTCAATGTGTAACGAGTCCATGCTACTTTCTGAACTTTTTCATTAATTACAATCCCGTAGATTTGTAATTGAGGGCAAACGTTATAAAAAATGAAACTGTTCTCCTCAGAAGTTCCTCTTTGATTTGTTACTCCCTCAATGAGCAGGTTCCAAATAGAATGAAAAACATCTAGTAAAGTATATTCCACCTCTCCTTTTTTAGTTATTATATCTGGCACTTTAATTTTTATTTTTGAGAGTTTTTCGAAAGTTTCTGCGTGTTCACTCTTATTGGCTGTTTGCTTACCTTGTAACCCTAATAGCTTAGAGTTTTCTTTTTTGAGTTTATCGTTCTCAGCAATGAGAGAGGTGATTTTGTTAATCAAAGGCTCGGTGTCTGGCACTTCAGCACCTGAAATCCACCCTGATATATCATTACGAGATTCAATTGGAGGGAGACTTTTCATGATGGCGAGCTGGATATCTTTGATATCGTCATAAAACGAAATCATTTTTTTATGTACTTTTGCTCTAAAAGCTTTAAGTTCTTTTTGATGTTCAAGCTCAATAACATCTGCTCCTAGTTTTTGTATTTTTTCATTTAAAGCCTTTTCGTTTATATCTATTGAAAATAAAGGTTTTTTCTTTTTAACCGCGTAATCAAATTCTTTTTCTGTATAACTTTTCCCAGTGGCCTCATCAATACTCCCATATCTGCCACCTAGAATAAGGATATAAACATCAGACTCATCAATCCATCGTTCAATGGTTTCCCACTGACTTTTATCATTTGCTGTAAACAGCTCCATACCCGCAGGAATATGACCTAACATTAATATAGCGCTAACCGCCGCTTGCCTCTCCTCTTTAAGATCTTTAAATGTTGAGGAAACGAAAACTTGTAATTTTTTCTTCATCAAGAATGGCCGATTGTAGGAAATTATTAAAACAGAATCTGGATCTTTACCTCCAATGTCAACGGGTTAAACGATAATTTTCGCGATAAGTTAACTTGTTAGCATATTCATCAACTCCTCCTCAACAATCTTCATATCTTCCGCGTCCAGCCCCAACAACGGGCGCGCCGGATATTGCATTTCCTTTGCACGGACGGACGGGCGATCCCGCAGCCCGTACTGATGCACCTTCGCCATGCGCTGAACCTGACCGGTGAATTCCACCACCGCGTCGTCAGTGGTGCCTTTGGCCTTCATGTATTTGGCCGTGCGCAGCTTGGCGAACATCTCCCGCTTAATGCGGCCTTTCTTTGCTCTTAGAGACTGCGGGCGGCGCGGCGTGAAGGGTTGCCCCTCCGGCGTGATCTGCTGCTTAATGCGCTGCTGCTGATGTTTGCGCAGACGCTTCGCAATGGTCGCTGCCATCACCTTCCGGCTTTGCGGTGAGAGTGCCGCAATCAGCCCGGCGAGACGGGTATCAAATGCTGACAGCTCACTCATGCCACTGGCTCACTAACTCGCCGTGCAGGTACAGTTCACGCGGCCTTTCCACCGGCTCCGGCAGCGGCGGTTCCGGAAAATGCTCCACGTGCAGACCGGCATCAATCTGTTTCACAATCACGCGCTCGGTGAGTTGCACATCAATAGCGATATCGTAGGCACCATCATCGAGCATATCGGCCTTAAATTTAAAGCCGGTCTGCTGCTTTTCCGGCGTCGCCATAATGTCCGGCTGGTTCTCACGCAACCAGGCCAGAATGGGCACAATGATCAGATCGCAGTCCTGGGCAAAGTTGGTGATCAGCAACTCGGTCTGATACTGGTATTCAAACGACAGCGAGCTGGCTAACGTGGAAACGATGCGCCCGTTATCCACAAACATCCGCAGGGTGTCGGGGCTGGTTTGCAGCACCGGCACGGCGTCAGTTAACGCTTTTCGAAGCTGTGCGGGTTTTAACACGGTGTTCCTCCTGGCATTGTTTGACCGCTTCCACCTGGAGGCCGCAGGCAACCAGCTCGGCCTCCAGGTTTCTGACATCACTGCTTAAATCGCCGTTAGTGACCGGTGAGCTTGCCGGTATCGGGCAGCTCGTTACCGCCGGACAGCCAATGTAAATAATCTGCGGCGCTGGTAAAGGCGGGGCGTTGGTGCATCCGGCCAATGCCATCAGGCAGACGAGCGCCGTACCAATCGCGCATTTCCTGATTTTCATTGAGTAACCTTTGAAGGTGAATTTCACGATCCCGCGCTAACTGCCCCGCTTGTGAGAGCTGTGTACGCAGGCTTTGTTCCTGGCGTTCGCGCCTCAGTGCTTCATCGTTCAGGCGGTTAATGGCGTTGTCTCGGCTTTCAATACCGGCGGACAGCGTGCCGATAATGCGCTGCGCCTGGTCGGCTTCATCATGCAGGCCACCAATCCGCCAGGTTTGCAGCCCCGCCAGGGCAAGCGCCGCCAGCAGTAACACAATTAAAATGCGCATCAGACACCCCGCAGACAGTAGGCCAGCTCATTCGCGCGGCGGCGCTCCAGGCCGGTGACGCGGACACCGTTCACAAACACCCAGCGCGGCAACTGCTCGCAGGCGTCCCGCCATCGCCCTTTGTTGATGAAAAACGCCAGGGTTGACTTGCACGCCGCCGTCACGCCGACGTTGAACGCAAACGACACCACGGCGTCATACACCGGCTGCGGCATGGCAACCGGCATGCAGCGCGCAATGCCTTTCTCCACCCGCATCACGTCCTCCACCAGGTTAACGGCGGCCTGCCGCTCGCTGATTTGCGTTTGCGGCTTCACGCCTGCGGTGTGCCCGATGCCGTTTGTCCAGACGCCTGCGCTGCACTGATAGGCCGACAGGCGGCAGCCTTCAAAATCGGCAATCAGTGCCAGACCGGCGGCGGAGGTTTTCAACGTGGGCGTTTGCGGCAGCAGTGCGGCAATCGCCAGGATAGCGGCGACGGCGCAGCGTCTAACGATTGATGGCTGCATTAATGTCCCCTCTGACGCCCATTGCTTTCAGCAGGCGGTAGGTTTTGCGCCGGTAGTACCAGTTCACCAGGAAAGTCGCGACGCCGACGCCTGCCCCCACCAGAAAGGCGATATCCTGCGGTGACATTGCGCCGAGCCAGGCAAGAAAGGCCGCGACGCAGTAACAGATAAACGAGGTGATGCGCTCCATGGTCATCAGTCCCAAAGTGAGACGGTTTCGCTGACTGCGGACAGGCTTATATCCGGCAGCTCCACCGCGTAGCCATGGGGCAGAATTGCCCCCTGTGCGGCTAAACCAACGTTAGCCGCGTAAACCTGTACAACTACCGATCCCGTGCGCCCGTAATACCGCCAGCAAAGCAGATCCACGGTGTCGCCCTGTTCGGCATAGACTTTCATCAGAGCAGCCCGATGATGCAGTGAGACACACCGGCGACGTCGCTGATTGCATTGCGTCCGTCACGCCATAAATCATCCACCGTGCTTTCCACGATTTCGGCCTTTTGGCTGCCCCTATCGGTGGTGTCGTTATTCGGGTAACGCTCCGCCAGAAACGCGGCGGCAATAGACGCCACGGCGCGCTGATAGGCGCAGACCTTCACGCTTTCATCGTCAATCTGATCGGCGGGGACATCCGCCAGGCGTTTAAAGCCCTGCGAAATCTGCGCCTCACGAAAGCTGAACAGCTCGGCGTTCACCTCGGTCATTGCAAACTTTGCGGCGGTGCGCAGCCTTTTCGCCGTGACGGTGCCCTCCAGGCGCAGCGTGTCGCGCAGCTCAACCGGATCCACATCAGGCCAAAAGTGGGTATTTTTAATCGCGGGTTCCGTCGCGGCGTCCGGTTTCGGTGCAGGTACAACAAGAGACATAATGACCTCTGAATGGGGGGCGGTGGACGCCAGCGTCGAATAAGGTCAAAGACCTGTCGCGGCTGGCGTGCCGCCCTGCGCGGGGCGCATGCTTTTTAGCTGCCGGATGCCTTTTTAATGGCAGATTCCAGGCGCTCAATGTCTTTTTTCACGCCTGATTTGCCATCGAGAATTAAGGCACTTTTCAGACGCTCCAGGGCTAACGTGTCCTTGCCGCCGTCGCGGTAGAGATAGCCGATAATTTTGTGCAACTGGGCACGGACTTTATCGGGCATATCCTCACCGTCAGTCAGTTCCAGCACTTCCAGCATCAGCTCAATGCTGACCGGTTCACCGGCGGTGCGGGCACGTACAGCCTGGTCGATCACTTCCTCAGTGAAGGCACAGCCCGCCGTGCGGGTGCCGAACGGCATCGCGAGCCGGTGTTTAAAGGCGTAACGTGCAATGTTCAGCGCACCGGCAATGTCACCGGCGTCAACCCGCCAGATCATGACGGTCATCAGGATGGCATCCTGCGCGCCGTTCCCTTCGGCGAGTACGCCCGACACCCACGGGGCGTATTCCGGCAACAGCTTGCGTTTTAACGCCGCCTTGTCCTGGAAGGACTGGATCTTGTGCAGTGCCTGTTTATCGGCATTGAGCTTTTGCATTTGCAGTTCGTAGCCGGTGGCATGGGTCAACTGACCGGCGGCCTGCTGTGCGGCGTTGATGGCTGACTGTCGCAACATGTGACGACGGCAAGGGCTAATCATGACGTCCCCCTTTATTCCGCTGATTCAGGCGCGGCAGCTTTGAAGGTGCCGAGCTGGATGTTTTCGACCAGGCAGCCGCCGCGATAGTCTTCCACCACGAAATCCTCATTAATGGATTCGTAGTTTTCGATGCGGTCACGTTTCGGCACTTCTTCGATGTGGCGGCGGTGCGTGCCGTCCTGCCAGTAAATGGACAGGTTATCCAGGCGGGTGATCATGAAGGCATTGGCAGGGAAGCCAGGTACACGCACCGCCGGTAAGTTACCGATGCGCTTCTGGCTGATAATCATATCCGCCGCCAGGCTTTCGGAGTTCTCCTGCGCCTTGTTCACCAGCGGGAAATACTTGTCCGCCAGCAGCTGACGACCACAGATCACCACCAGGCCGGTATCGTCCTGATAAATCGGGTCAACCATGTTGTTGGTGGCGTCCATCACCAGCGCGTCCAGGTTCTCAAAGTCACCCCCGGCACCGACGCGAACGGTCTCGGAAATCACGGCGTCATCATCGCCGAGAATTTTGCTCATCACGCGCTCCGGCGCATTGTTGCGGTACTTTTGCAGCCAGCCCACGTTCACGTCCTGCAACAGCGGGTTTTTGGTGCGGTTCGATGTCGCTGCACGCTCAACGCCGTTAAAACCGATGGTGATGCGATCCAGCGCCTGGCGTTTCACGATGGCGTCACGTAAACGCGCCTGGAAATCCTGATAGCGCGCCCAGAGATCGAGCGTGGAGTAGCGGAAATGGAAATCGTAGTTCGTCTGACGGCACTCGTAACCCTCAGCGGTCAGGGTATTGAAGTCAGCAGTTTTGCGCTCACCGTCGCCGGTGGTATCCGCTGTGCTGGCAATGGAGCCGGACACGCCCACGCCGACCTTTTCACCCTTCATTTCATCCACCGGAATGATGTTAATCATCTGCAGGAAGGCAGAGGATTCCTGCACGCGGGTCATCAGCGTTTGCGTCACCGACGGCTCCACGCTGAATTTTTTATCCAGGTCGCCGGTATCCACCGAGTTCAGTTCGGCAATGCGGGACAGGTAGGCGTTAAATTTAAAGCGGGTTGTTTGTTTCATGCGTTTTTTTCCAAATGGGTTAACGGATTAATTGCGAGCGTTGTACTTAGCAGTCGGTGAAATGGGCTGCATCACCCTTGCCGCCGCCGCTGGAAACAGGGCGCTGCGTGTAGTTCTGCGGCGCGGACTTCTCCAGCTTGCCTTTCAGCGCGCTGAACTGTTCGCGGTCATCTTTCGCGGTTTGTTCCAGCACGTTGAGGCGTTCCGTCAGTGAGGTTTGCAGCGCGGACAGCTTTTCATCAGTGGCTTGCATGCCGGTTTCGACGTGTTCCACCACCGCTTCCACCGCGTCGTGCACGTCTTTAAAGCGGGCATCATCCGAGGCGGATTTACTGGACAGCAGTTGTTTCACGCGGGAGAACAGCGACGGCGCAGCCGGTTTCTCTTCCTCAAACTCAAACGCCGTTTCTTCGGCGGCGGTAAAGAGGTTTCCGGCATCCTGTTTGCGGCTCGCCAGCGGGTTTTGCTGTGCCTTCGCGCTGAACTGCAGGTACTCGGTGCCGAGGCTGGCGGGGCTGTCGGTCACGGCCAGGCCGATCAGGTAGGCTTTGCCGGTGTCCGAAAACGAAGGGTTCACTTCAATGGAGGTGTAAACCTTCTGGCGGGCTTTCACCATCGACACTAAATCCGGCGTCGGGTCGATATCGGCATACAGTGCCAGCTTGCCTTTCAGGGCACCGTCTGCCACTTCTTCGGCATAGACGCCGGTGACATCGCCGTACATGCGAAACGCACTGTCAGGGAAATAGCCCTTGATGTGCTCCATGTTAATGCGTGCGCCGTAGACCTTCGGGTCATAGGTCGCCGCCATCTGTTCAATCCAGTCGCGGGTAATTTCGCGTCCGTCAGTGGTTGCCCCTTCGGTACAGATACGAAAGCGCTTTGCTTTTGTTGCCATGTGTCGGACTCCAGTCGGTGTGTGCTTCTGAGAAATCCAAGTTTCCAGACACACGCCCGACACCGCCAGCCGATGCGGGTTGATGCTTGATGGCACAACGTGGACAGCAGGAAAATCAGCAGGCCGCCCGTTAACGTGGCAGTCATGAAAATGACAAACTCAACCACCATCAGCGACCCACGGCGACAGGCGGCACTGCTTTACTGGCAGGGGTTTTCTGTGCGTCAGATTGCGGAGATGCTGAACCAAAAAATACCGACGGTGCAGAGCTGGAAAACACGCAACGCCTGGGACAACGTCGCGCCCATTGCCCGCGTGGAGTCCAGCCTGGAAGCGCGCCTGATTCAGCTCACCACCAAAGACGTCAAAGGGAATGCCGATTACAAGGAGATGGAGGCGTTAGGCCGGTTAATGGAACGCCTGGCCAGGGTGAACCGCTACGGCCAGAGCGGAAACGAGGTGGATTTAAATCCCAACGTTGCCAACCGAAATAAGGGAGAACGTAAGAAGCCGACTAAGAACTATTTCAGTGAAGAAGCGCTGGAGAAACTGGAGGATATTTTTCTGGCCCAGTGCTTCCAGTATCAGCGCGTGTGGTATGACGCAGGGCTTAAACACCGTATCCGTGACATTCTCAAATCCCGACAGATTGGTGCAACGTTCTTCTTTGCCCGCGAAGCGTTACTGCGCGCCCTGGCAACCGGCCATAACCAGATTTTTCTCTCCGCCAGTAAAACCCAGGCTTACGTGTTCCGTGAGTACATCATTCAGTTTGCCCGCCAGGTTGATGTCGAGCTGACCGGCGACCCGATTGTGATCGGCAACAACGGCGCAAAGCTGATTTTCTTAGGCACCAATTCCAACACCGCCCAAAGTCACAATGGCGACCTGTACGTGGACGAAATCTTTTGGATCCCGAACTTCCAGAAGCTGCGCAAGGTCGCCAGCGGCATGGCCTCACAGGAACATCTGCGCACCACCTATTTCTCCACCCCGTCAGCTCTGACGCACGGCGCTTATTCGTTCTGGTCAGGCGAGCTGTTTAACAAGGGACGGGAAAACCGAAACGACAGGATTGAGCTGGATATCGGCCATCACGCCCTGGCAAAGGGGCGGCTTTGTGAGGACGGTCAGTGGCGGCAAATCGTCACCATTGAGGATGCGATGGCCGGTGGCTGCAACCTGTTTAACATCGACACGCTGAAACAGGAAAACAGCGCCGAGGATTTCCGCAACCTGTTCATGTGCGAGTTTGTTGACGATCAGACGTCGGTATTCCCGTTCGCCGAGCTGCAGCGTTGCATGGTGGAAAGCGCGGAGGAATGGGAGGATTTCAGCCCGTTCGCCGTGCGTCCGTTTGGCTATCGCGCCGTCTGGATTGGTTACGACCCGTCACACACCGGCGACAGTGCAGGCTGCGCGGTGGTGGCTCCGCCGCTGGTGGACGGTGGCAAGTTCCGCGTGCTGGAACGCCATCAGTGGAAAGGCATGGATTTTGCCGCCCAGGCGAAAAGCATTGAGGCGTTAACAAAACGCTACTGCGTGGAATACATCGGCGTGGACGCCACCGGCATCGGCCAGGGCGTGTTCCAGCTTGTCCGGCAGTTCTTCCCCGCCGCAATGGAAATCCGCTACAGCCCGGAAACGAAGACAAAAATGGTATTGAAAGCAAAAGACACCATCACGTCCGGCCGCCTGGAGTACGACACCAACCACAAAGACATCACCTCGTCATTCATGGCAATTCGCAAAACCATGACCGCCAGCGGCAGCCGTTCCACCTATGAGGCCAGCCGCAGCGAGGAAGCCAGCCACGCGGATGTCGCCTGGGCAATCATGCACGCCCTGCTCAACGAACCGCTGACCGCCGCAAACGGCGGCCAAAGCCCTAACATCCTGGAGTTTTATTAATATGAGTAAGCGCAAATTCCGCAAGGCGGCACAGACAACCGTTACAGCAACCGCACAGCATACCGGCGGCGCGGAGGCGTTCAGCTTTGGCGACCCGACACCGGTATTAGACCGCCGCGAAATCCTGGATTACATCGAATGCACGGGGAACGGCCAGTGGTACGAGCCGCCGGTCAGCTTTGACGGACTGGCTCGCACGCTGCGTGCTGCGGTGCATCACAGCTCGTCGCTGTATGTGAAACGGAATATTCTGGCCTCGACCTTTGTCCCGCACCCGCTGTTATCACAGCAGGAATTCAGCCGGTTTGCCCTGGATTACCTGGTATTCGGAAATGCGTTTTTAGAGGTGATCCGCAACCAGCTCGGCGACGCCGTGGTGATGAAAACGGTGCCCGCCAAATATGCGCGGCGCGGGGTTGAGCCTGACACTTACTGGTTTGTGCAGCAGTGGAAGGACGCGCATCTGTTTGAAGCCGGTAGCGTGTTTCATCTGATTGAACCGGATATTAATCAGGAACTGTACGGCCTGCCGGAATACCTCAGCGCCCTGAACTCAGCCTGGCTCAACGAGGCCGCAACGCTGTTCCGCCGCAAGTATTACCAGAACGGTGCGCACGCCGGGTATATCCTGTACATGACCGACGCTGCACAAAGCAGCAGTGATATTGACCAGATGCGTAAGGCGATGCGTGACACAAAAGGCCTGGGCAATTTCCGCAACCTGTTCATGTACGCACCGAACGGCAAGCCGGACGGGATCAAGATTTTGCCGCTGAGCGAAGTTGCGACGAAAGATGATTTCTTTAACATCAAGAAAGCCAGCCAGAACGATTTGCTGTGCGCGCACCGTGTGCCACCTCAGATGATGGGCATCATTCCTGAGAACAGCGGCGGATTTGGTGATTCGGTTAAGGCATCACAGGTATTTGTGCGTAATGAGCTAACGCCATTGCAGGAACGGTTTAAGGAGTTAAATGCGTGGTTTGGGGAGGAGGTGATTAGGTTCACTCCTTACGAGCTTACACCAGAGTAA